CCGATGCTGGTGGATGATGGCGCGTTCCTTGAAGTTAGCCTGACTAAGCTGGCAGTAAGTCAATCAGTGTTTGCCGCCGACGTGTTCGCCGAAGGGGTGTTTGTATGACGCTGAACTTAGTCCGGCGGACCGTCAAGGGTTCACCGCTGACGGCGGCTGATCATGATGGCAATTTAGACAAGCTCGAAGAAGCGATTGAGGATATCGAGCTGACGCCTGGCCCGACTGGCCCCGCAGGCCCCGCCGGCCCCACCGGCGCCACTGGCCCCCAGGGCCCTGCCGGTGCAGCGGGCGCAACTGGAGCAGCAGGGCCTGCTGGCGCAGCAGGCAGCAGCGCTTATCAGGTTGCGGTTGCCGGTGGCTTCGTCGGCACAGAAGCCCAATGGCTGGCGTCACTGGTTGGCCCGCAGGGCCCGGCTGGGGCAACTGGTCCTGCTGGGGCCACTGGGCCGCAAGGCCCTGCTGGGCCAACAGGGGCGGCGGGCAGCGCTGCCACCGTGGCTGTTGGAACCGTCACCACGGGAGCAGCTGGCAGCTCGGCCACCGTCACCAACGGCGGCACCAGTTCGGCGGCGGTTCTGAACTTCGCCATTCCACGCGGCGACACAGGCGCCACGGGCCCGGCTGGCGCAACCGGCGCCCAAGGCCCCGCTGGCGTAGTGGCCGCCACCGCGCCGATCACCTACGACTCCGGCACGCAGACAGTGGCGATCAGCGCAGCCACCACCAGTGCCGCGGGCTCGATGTCAGCGGCTGACAAGGCGAAGCTCGACGGGATCGCCAGCGGCGCCCAGGTCAACGTCGCAACCGACATCACCTACGACGCCGCGACCCGCGAGGTGCGCAGCAGCACTGGGACCGACGCGACGTTGCCATTAGTCTCCACGTCTTCGGCGGGGCTTGCTCCGGCGACGGGCACAGCGACCGGGAGATTCCTGCGCGACGACGCCACCTACGCGCACCCGATCGACACGATCGTTCTGGCCTGCAGCGACGAGACCACGGCACTGACAGCCGGCACAAACAAAGTCCGGTTTCGAATGCCCTATGCGGCGACACTGCTTGCGGTCAGGGCCAGCGTGAACACGGCGCCGACCGGCTCGACGCTAATCGTTGACATCAACGAAACCGGCACCAGCGTCCTGGGCACGAAGCTGTCGATTGATGCCAGCGAGACCAGCAGCACGACGGCAGCAAGCGCCGCGACGATCACAGACTCTGCGCTGGCCGACGACGCCGAAATCTCGATCGACATTGACCAGATCGGCAGCACAGTGGCCGGCGCTGGGCTGAAGGTCACGCTCAGCGTGCGGAGGGCCTGATCATGCTGGTTCTGTTTGATACCGAGACCGAGCAGATCCGCGACTACCCGCGCGGCGATGAACTGCCGGTTGAGCAGCTCGATCCGCGCTATGTGGTCCTGCGTCGGGTGATTGCTGAGCGGCCCGAGTACGACCCGGCGACGCAATGGCTGCGGGAGACGCGGACCGTTGACCTGGAGGCTGGCGAGTGGCGATGGGGCTGGAGCGTTGAGCCGCTGCCGCCAGTGCCGCCACCAGGCCCCGACTACGCGGGCTTCTACAGCGGCCTGCTGTCGAGCCAGGTCTATGCCGGTGTGGTGGCCACACCGGGGAAGAGCGGCGATCAAGCCGCCGCCATGACGGTGTTTCTAGGCGCGATTCAGGATGCGCTCAACGGCCGCGAGAACCGCCAGGCACTGCAACAGGCGATCTGGCTACTGCTGGGTCAGCTGCAGCTGGGCGCCGAGGGCTTGGCTGAGCTGCAGGCGCTGCTGGAGGTGCATTTCATGGCAGGCATCTACAGCCTGGCGCCGATGCCACCGGCTGAGACGCTGGGGCAGGAATGGACCGATGCAGCGGGCGGACTGTGGGTAGTGGAGCAGGCACGCGGCGAAGATGGCCAGTTCTTAGCTGATGATCCGGCCACTGCAGAGCGCGAGTCGTTGATCTGGGTGCGGCAATGAGCATCATTTACATCAACCCGTATCGGTTTGCCCCTGCCTACGACCCAGACGCGCAGGACTTCATCAATCGCGTCATCGCGGCAGATGTGGCGGCAGGTAATACCAGCGGGCTGGAAGTTGGCGTGCAGAATGCCTACAACGCTTTTGTGGTTGGCTGCAAGGCCGACGGAATCTGGAGCGCCATCAAGGCGTCGTGCATCCTGGCTGGTGCGCGGACGTTGGTTGGCGCGTTGGTGCCGTTGGTGGGGACCGCGCCGACAAATTTCTTCTTTGTAGCGGGGGATTACAACAGGAAGACGGGGTTGGTGGGGAATGGAACCACTAAATACCTTAATTCAAATATCGCCCCTAGCGCTCTTCCGCAGAACAGTGGCCATGCCTGCGTACACGTCTCAACTGCTGCCACATTTGGAGCCTATCTGGGCGCGTTTTCCACTACGTCAACCGGCTGGCAGGTTTATAGTGGTGCCGGATTTCGTCTAAATAGCGCATCATCTGTTGGAACTCTTAGCCAGCCCAGTGCTGGATTTATTGGAATAAACAGAGAATCGTCTACAGAGCTTATCGCGCGGGTCAATGGAAACAACACAAGCCAGGCCTCGACTTCAACTGCTCCATCGACATCAAATATATTTATTTTTGCTAGAAACTTTACGAATCCTGATTATGCCAACGCCCGCCTCGCCTTTTACAGCATCGGCGAATTTTTAAACCTCGCCCTCCTCGACGCCCGCGTGACGACCTTGGTCAACGCCATCGCGGCGGCCATTCCCTAAGTGTCCCCGACTAATACCCGGCATTCATAGCCTGCCGGCATGGCAACAAGACGCGAGACCATTATTCAGGCTGCTGTCACTGCGCTAGCAGGCACGACGCAGGTTGGCGACAGGATCTACCGCAGCCGCACGCAGGCACTGCAGCGTGGTGAAGCTCCGGCATTGATCATCGAGCCACTGAATGACAATCCAGTTAATGATGTGCTGCCGAAGCTGGATTGGACATTGCAGTTGCAGGTTGCCGTGTTCACGCGCGGCACGCCTGCTGATCAGCTAGCGGATCCGATCGTTGATGAAGTGCACCGCAAGCTGATCGGCAATGCAACTCTCAACGGGCTAATCAACGGCATCAGGCCTGGTCAGACCAGCTTCATGATGGTCGATGCAGATCAAGATGCCGGGGTTACTAGCCTGATTTTTGAGGTGAGGTATCGAACCTCTTTCGCTGATCTGTCGCTGAGCTGACATGGCCCAGAACCCAACGGGTGGTGGAACGTACTTTCGTGATCCTGACGGCGTTCTCCATCAACTGGAGGAAGCCGAAGTCAAGCTGGATCCCGAAACCAGGCTCCTGATCCCACCCAAGCGCTTGGCGCCGCAACCGCCCAAGACACCGGAAGTGCCGGTGACGACCACCGCTAAGAAGTGAGGATCGACCTGTGACCCTGAACGCGACGAAGAAGGCGATCTTCGCCAAGACTGAAACCACCTACGGCACCGCGATTTCGACGAACGCGACGAATGCCATTCTGGTATCCAACCTGGAGGTGCAGCCGTTTGAAGGCGACCAGGTGGATCGCAACCTGGTCAAGCCGTACTTCGGCGCCAGTGACATCATCACCGCCAATGGCCGAACCAGGGTGTCGTTTGGCGTAGAGCTGGCTGGCACTGGCACTGCTCCGACCACAAGTGCTGCCGTACCGCATTACGGGCCGCTGCTCAAGGCTTGCGCCATGAGTGAAACCGCCGTGGCGAACAGCGCCAGCGGTGGTGATCCGTCCAATGCGTCGGTTGAATATCGCACGGTCTCGGAAAATTTCAGCAGCGTGACGATCCGTTGTAACTACGACGGTGTGCTGCATGTTGTCCGTGGCTGCCGCGGCAATGTCCGGCTGATGTGTCCGGTGGGTCAGATCCCGATGCTCATGTTTGAGTTTGAAGGGATCTACGTTAGCCCGACCGATAGCGCATACGCTGATTCGATTGCCAGCGTTAACTACGCTGGCATTGCTGATCCCAAGATCTTCAACTCAACCAACACGACTGGCTTTAGGTTCTTGAGCCAGACCAACGTTGAGGTTGATCCATGCCTTCAGAATCTGGAGGTCGATCTGGGCAACACTGTCCAGTATCGCGAGCTGGTCGGATGCGGCAAGGAAGTGCTGATCACCAATCGCCGCACCACTGGATCCGTCACGATCGATGCGGTGTTGATGGCCAAGAAGAACTACTTCGAGGCTGCCAATAACAACGAGACCGGCGTCCTGAAGTTCACCCATGGCACCGAGCCTGGTAACCGTGTGTTGTTCAGTGCGCCACGCGCCAACCTGACCAGCGTGAGCTACACCGAGTCTGACAACGTGCTGCAGTACAACATCCCGTTTGTGCTGCTGCCGGATAAGGCTACTGGTGTCACGACTGGCGACCGTGAGTTTGTCCTGAAGGTGTTCTGATTCCTATGGCTTTTGTTCTTAAGCGCAACGACACCTACACTTGGCCGGTTTCATTTGAAATCCCGGTTGACGGTGGAATCCACGAAAAGCAGACGTTTGACATCCAATTCAAACGGATGCCACAAAAGTGGATTCGCGAAGTATTGAAGAAGATTGACGCTGAGCAAATCACTGACGGTGAGATCGCACGCGAAATCACCGTCGGCTGGTCTGGTGTCATGGACTCCAATAGCAAGGAGATTCCATTTAGTCAATCAGCATTGGAGGAAATGCTTGATGTCCCGACGCTTGCGTCGGCAATCGTCGTGCACTATTTCCGTGCAACTTCTGGCGCTAAGGAAAAAAACTAATTGACGCTGCTACCTATTGGATGGGTGGCGGCGTTAAAGACGAAAGGGCCCAAGACCTAAAAGCCTTGGGTCTTTCCGATGAACAAGTCTCTAAGATCGTTCCTCCAGTACCGCAAAACAATGATTTTGAGGTCCTAGAGGAGAACTGGGAATCAGTTCAATTCTTTTTGCAATGCCAGACGCAATGGCGTGTTGGTGGGATGGGTGGTGTCATCGGGCTTGACTATTCCGCGATTGCCTTTTTGTTTTCCATCTACAAGCCAAAGAAAAAGCGTCGCATCATGCAGGATCTGCAGTTGATGGAAAAGACTGTCTTGGCTGAGCAAGCCAAGAAACAAGGTTAATAGACTAGCCTTAGACCGAGAAGACGATGGCCAACAATCAGACCAGAGTCCAAATCCTGGCTCAGATTGAAGGGCTGGATGGGATCGAGAAACTCAAGAGCTCCTTTCGTGGTCTTAACGATGCAATAGGACCAGCTGATGAGGTCCTATCTCAAGCCCGTCGTGAGGTGCTTGAGTTTGCAAGGGCTGGCGCCCAAACTGATCAGGTACTTCGCGGAACAATACAAGCATTACGCGGTCTTGTATCGCAAGCGGAGCAAGGTGGTTCAACGTATAAGAAGCTGGTTGGTGATCTTGCGCAGTTTGAAGGCAAGCTGCGCAACTCTACTCTTGCTGTCAACCAGCAGATTGAAGCACTACAAAGACTTTCCAGGTACTCAAACGTCGCAGACTTTAGGTCTGATACCAACAGAAGCAGAGCGCAACCTGGTATCAGGACGGTTCAGGATACCTTTGCTGCTAGGGATGCAGCTGCCTTTGCAGTAACCGCTGAGCTAGACCAAGCAACCAATCTGCTTAATCAAGGTCGGCAACGGTTGCTAGAGCAGGACGAGAAGTATTTTCGTGAGCGCCTTGCACTCCAAGAACAGGCCAATAACCGCCAGCTGGAACTGCAGCGGCAGGCCGATGCTCGTGAACAACAGCTGTTCCTAGATCGTCTGCGTGCAACAAACCTTGTTGCTCAAACAGGACAGGTCAAAGGGCAGCTTGGCCTTCAAGGTCGTGACCTTTCGCCACTTTATCAATCAGTCGTTGGCATCGGCACGTCAAGGGCTCAGGCCGGCGAGATGTTCATGGGCAGACCTGCTCAGCAGGTGCTACAGGACATTTCGACAACATTCAATGGCGCTGGGGGCTTTACTGGTTTTGGCCAGAAGTCTACTAATGAACTGAATCAAGCACGACAGGCATTATCTCTATTTCGCTCTGAGCTTGATCGCACTGCACCAGGCTTTAAGAATCTTGAGCGCACCGCCCTCTCGGCCCTCAAGAATATCGACCGTGAGCTTGAGCGCCGCGACCCGCAAGGTGGCTTAGCAGGAAAGATTGGCTACATCGGCCAAGGTATTGGTGCAGCGGCCTCTGCCGGCATCTTCGGCGGACCAGAGGGCTTGATTGCTGGTGTCGGCGGTGGCGCTGTCGGTGCCCTGCTTGGAGGACCAGCTGGCTTCGCAGCTGGATCATTCATTGGATCCTCGGTTGGCGCTTATGCCGGCATGGGCCGGCAACGACTTGGAGAGTTTGCAACGTTCTCGGCTGACATTGCTAAGCAAGAGCTTGCGCTTAAAGGGGTCACGAAAAGCGTCGTCGAATACCAGAATGCGCTAGCTGCTGTTTCATTGGTTGTTCGTGACTTCAATGTTCCTCAGCAGGAGGCTACAGCTTCCTTCACTCGCCTTTCTGCTTCGGTCATTGGTGCTGGCGGCAATGTCGCCGATGCTGAAGTTGTCTTCCGCAATGTCACTGCAGCAATCAAAGCAAGTGGCGGAAGCGCGCAAGATGTTCAAGCATCACTGACTGCATTATCTCAGATCTTCTCTAAAGGGAAGGTCTCCGCAGAAGAACTGCAGGGCCAGCTTGGTGAAAGACTGCCTGGCGCTGTGACGATGTTTGCTAAGGCAACTGGTCGGACGCTGCCCCAGTTGCAGAAGGATCTGGAGCAAGGCGTAGTTGGCCTTAATGACCTGATGAAGTTTGTAACTTCAAGCCAAGGCCTGGGTCAGTTTGAGGAAAGAGCCAAAACGATTGCGAAGTCCAGTGAAGATGCTGGAGCGCGGTTGGTTGTTGCGTGGAATAAAACACGGCAGGAAATCGGTAAAGCACTTGCACCGCTTGGGGCTGATATTCAGAACTCATTTGCGTCTTTGCTTTCTGAGCTTACACCTGCTCTTGTGTCTACTGCCAAAGGATTGGCAAGTGCAATCAAAGCTATTGTAGATAACGCAAGTGCTATTGGCAGCCTTGTGCGGTTTGTCGCCACGCTCGGCGCCGTAAACATTGCTTTGAAAGCAATGCCGGCCCTGATCGGCGGGGCGCGGATCGCATTGGCTGCTCTTGCTGCTCAGTTTGGGACAACATCAGCAATCGTTACTGTTGCCACCGCAAGGCTGGTTGCGCTTCGCGCCTCACTGCTGTCATTGGGGCGACTTGGGCTGATTACGGTTGGCATCAACGTGATCGTTGATGGGCTGAACAAGGTCCGCGAGGTTCAAGAGCGTCTTGATCAGATCCGGAGCAAGGGTACGGAGGCTTACGCTCGCGAGATCGGTGGTTCCGCGTTGTCGCGGCAAGAGATTGATGCGCAGCTGCAGCAGAACCGTGCAGAGCTGAAGCGCCGCCAGGAAGAGCTGGCCAGCGTCCGATTCCCATTACTGACCGGACAAGATGAAATAGCAAAGACTGCCATTGCCGATCTGGAGAACAGATACCAAAAGCTACAAACCATGCGTGAGCGTGCGCTTTATGGCAGCCCTGCTGATCGTGAGCGTGCGAATCTTGGTCAGCTTACGCAGTTTGCAAAACCAGAAGGCAAGGAAAGCGATAAGGCTGCAAAAGAGCAAGAAAAGGCACTCAAGAGACAGCTTGACTACGAGAATGACTTATTCAACATAAGGCTACGCTTTGAGCGCAGGCTAGCAGAGTTCCGTGAGCAGTCGCTGGAGCGAGCTAAAGACCTAGAGCGTGACTTGGGCGATCAGCGGCTGGACGTTGAACGGCAAACCAACGAGCTACGTCGGCGCTCCGAAGGTCAGTTCCAAGACTTCTTGCTGAAACTGGAGCGAAATCGGGTTGCGTCAATCGGCGGTGATACGTCGTCACTTGACTTTGAGATTGAGATGACCCGCGTTCGGCGAGATACTGCAGAGCAGATCATTCGCAACGAACAGGAAGCGTCAGACCGCAGGTTGACACTGGATCGTGCTGTTGAAGATTACAGACTGAATGTCGCCAAGGGTATCAGGGATATTCAGGTGAATGCTGCCGAGCAGTGGGCGGATCGCGTCAGGCAGGGTGCCGAAGATGCAGCGGAGAGGCTGCGTGAATCATCTATTGGCGGATCAGGCTCTGTTGACGGATCTGGTCCATCCGCTGGTGTGGCTCGCCTGTTGCAGGCTGCCAGCTCGAAGCTGGGCATATTTGCTGGCCAGACAGAGCGTTGCGCTGATGCTATCCGCGAGCTATTCAAAGTTGCTGGAATCGCGATCGGCACCACAAAGAAGGCATGGGATGGACTCGGTTCCGGGCCGCGCCTTGCCAGTAGCTTCTTTGGCTCGGACATCGGCCAGCGCATTAACAACAAGCGCGACCTGAGACCCGGCGACCTGGTGGGCTTTGAGCGCACCTATGGGTCGTGGGGACCTGGCGTCCAGACGCACGTAGGCATGTATGCCGGCAACGGCATGATGTTTGATCACAGCTCCAGGGGTGGACTGGTCCGGCGGCCGCTTGATACGTTTGCCGGCAAGTTCATGTATGGCGTGCGTCCGTACGCACTGATGCAAGGCGGTCAGCAGCTCCCCGCCAACGGCATCCGCCCAACCGCCATCTCAGCGACGCGCAACCTGCAAGCTGAGCTGCGGTCAGCCACGCCGATGCAGCCGATGAATGCGGCAATGCTGCAGGTCCCGGGCATTGATGGCGTAAATGCTGCAGCTGCCGGGCTGCGACAGGCGTCAGACGCAAACCTGCTTGCCGCCAATGCTGATGCCAGATCTCAGGGCCTAGCGAAACTCCTAGAGCAGGATGCAGCCATCACGCAGGAGCTGGGCCAGCAGAAGCGGCTCAGCGAGCAGCAGCTGGAGGACTACCAGCGGATCCTTGCCCTGCAGCGCAGGGGCCTAAGCCCCGAGCTGGCCCAGCAGTCGGTAGAGCGTGCGCGGATGGCCGAGCGGGAAGCGACGCAACTGCAGGCGCTTGAGAATCAGACGGTGCAGTATCTGCAGCAGGCAGGGCTTACCGAGGAACAGCGTAAGGTCGCCCAGCTTCTGCTGGATGCAACCCGTGCGCGCGCAACCGAGCTGCCGCTGATCACCGGCGCACTGCAGGTTGAAGCCGCGACCCTGGAACGGCTCCGCGACCTGGAAGCGCAACGAAAGCAGCTGATTGAAGGCATCACCGGGTCCATCAGCAACGGGCTGACGTCTGCGATGGATGCACTGATTGACGGCACCGAGAACTGGGGCAACAGTCTGCGTGGCATCGCGTCTGGCGTGCTGCGGGACATCGCGAAGCAGCTGGTGCAGATCTACGCCGTCCAGCCGGCCACCAAGGGCCTGCAGGGCTTGCTGGGCAGCTTGTTGGGTGGTGGTAGCCCCGGCGCTGCTGTCGCCACGGCTGGCGCCGGTGCCAGCGTCTTCACCGCGCCACTCCTGAGCGGCGTGCCGGCGATCACCGGCGCCTTCGCCAACGGCGGGATCATGACCGATCGCGGACCGCTGCCGCTGCGGGCCTACGCCAACGGCGGCATTGCTACCGGCCCGCAGCTGGCCCTGTTCGGCGAAGGTCGGATGAACGAGGCCTACGTGCCGCTGCCCGATGGTCGGCGCATCCCGGTCGCCATGCAGGGTGGCGGCGGTGGCAGCAACGTCGTGAACGTCACGGTCAACGCCGAAGGCTCCGCAGTGCAGGGTGACAGCAGCCGATCCGAGCAGCTGGGTCAGGTCGTGGCGCGTGCCATTCAGGAGGAGATGATCCGCCAGCGCCGGCCTGGTGGCCTGTTGGCTTAATAGCATTGGTGAAGGTAGCCATGTTGCCAATGCCTGCAAGGATTGACCTGACCAATCAACGGTTTGGCCGTCTAACGGTATTGGAGTACGCAGGCCTGAGGAAGGGGAAGGGTTTTTGGCTATGTGCCTGCGATTGTGGGACCAAGAAAAAAGTTGCCGCAATGCTCCTTCGCTGTCGTAAAACAACAAGTTGCGGCTGCTATCGAGCGGAGTTAATGAGTCTCACGAAACGCAAGCACGGAATGTCGCATTCTTGTGAGTGGAACTCGTACTCTTCAATGATTAGCAGGTGTTGCAATGTCCGAGATCCAAAGTATTCTTATTATGGTGGTCGTGGAATCAGAATCTGCGCCGAATGGCGCAAGTCATTTACCGCCTTCTACAGGGACATGGGGCCAAGGCCTGCTGGGACAAGTCTTGATCGTATCGACGTAAACGGAAACTACGAACCAAGCAACTGTAGGTGGGCCAGGCCAATCCAACAGGCGCGCAATACAACAAGAACCATTTATTACACTTGTAATGGCGAGACGAAGTGTTTAGCCGAGTGGGCTGACACCTTGGGCGTTCCACGGCCCACTGCCTATAAGCGCCATAAAAAAGGCTTAGCATTTGAGCAGGTGTTTCGGAGGAGTGAATCTTGAGTACGTTCACTTTCATACCGGAGTTCCCACCAACCGAGAACAGTGAACCGCGCGTGCGGTCTACGAAGCTCGGTGATGGCTATGAGCACCGAATCAGATTTGGCCTGAATACTGATCTCAAGGTGTGGGATCTTGAGTTCCGACGGCGTGACAACACCGAGACCGGGCAGATCCGCGACTTCCTGAATGCCCGTGGTGGCGTTGAGTCGTTCACCTGGACGCCACCCTTCTACAACGCCAGCGCGGGACAGTGGATCTGCAAGCGCTGGAGTATCAGCGCTGAGGCGCACAATATCAACAACATCCGCGCCACGTTTGAGCAGGTGCCGGAGCCGAGCTGATGAAGAAGGTCATCTCTGATCTGCAGACGGTTGCGCCATCTCAGATCATCGAGCTATTCGAGCTGAAGCTCAACGCCAGCCTGCACGGTAGTGGCACGACGTATCGGTTCCATGCTGGCGTCAACGCCAAGGTGACGGCTACCGCCATCACCTGGAACGGCAACGCATACCAGGCCTACCCAGTAGAGGCCGAGGGCTTTGAATACAACGGTGAAGGCCAGCTGCCGCGGCCGAAGCTGCGGGTGAGCAACCAGCTGGGCCTGATCACCACCATCCTGATCCAGGTCAACACCAGCACTCCCGGTAACGACCTGGTGGGTGCCACGGTCACGCGGATCCGCTGTCTGGCCAAGCATCTGGATGCGGTGAACTTCACCGGCAACGTCAACCCATACGGCACGCCAGACCCTACGGCTGAGTTTCCGCGTGAGGTGTTTTACATCGCCCGCAAGACTCAGGAGAACCGCGACATCGTGGAGTTCGAGCTGGCGGCAGCGTTTGATCTAGCCGGCATCCGTGCACCGCGGCGGCTGTGCATCGCCAACCTGTGCAACTGGGTGTATCGGTCGGCGGAATGCGGATACATCGGCGAGGCCTACTTCAATGCCGACGACAGTCAGGTCGGCAGTTCTGCTGCTGATGTTTGCAGCAAGCGGCTATCAGGCTGCGAAGTTAGGTTCGGCGCCGTGACATTCAACGGTGGAGTGACCAACGGCAGCACAACCGTCACAGGCCTGACCACCAATCAGCTGGCCAGGATCAATGTCGGTGATCCGATCTTCGGCCATGGCATCCAATCAGGCACCACCGTCGCCAGCAAGGGCACCAGCAGCCTGACGCTCAGCCAGGCGGCGAACTCGTCCACGGTGCTGACGAGAACCGCCACGCTGTCAGCGACTGGTCTGACACTGACGTTCACCGGCTCCAATACTGAGAACAGTCCCACCAACTTACGGCCAGGCATGGCTGTATCTGGCGCCAACGTGCCGAGCGGTACGACAATCTCCAGCATCTCTGGAAATACCGTCACCCTTAGCATCACTTACAACTCAAACGCACGCGGCACATCAAAGACAACATCCGTTCAGGTTGAGAAAGGTCTGTTTGAGGTTTGGATTGCCGATAACCCAGCCGATGCACAGGTGAACGACTACGCCGGCAACCAATCTGGCGTGACCACAACGCAGCCGCATGGCACCAATGTTCTTGCCGGGACGCGCGTTGTTGGCAAGGACGGCGATCGCCTCACGCTCAGCACGCGCTCATCATTTGACAATGGCGCGACCTTTACCGCCATCTTTTGGCAACCCAGATCATTCACCGGGTCAACCTATACATTCACTGGATCAGGTGTCTACACCGTCCGCGCTAACAGCAGCCTGCCGTTCGGGTCATTTCCTGGTGTCGGCAGCTTCTACGCATGAACGAAGCATCCCGCGCCCTGGCACTCGCGCACGCTAAGGCCGAGGCTCCACGTGAAGCCTGCGGCCTGCTGGTGGTGGTCAAGGGCCGGGAGCGTTACATGCCGTGCCGGAATCTCGCGATCGGCACCGATCAGTTCATCCTGGATCCTGCGGACTGGGCCCGCTGCGAAGATGCCGGCGAGGTCGTTGCCGTGGTGCACAGCCACCCGATGACACCACCAGAGCCGAGCATCGCCGATCGGATGGGCTGCGAGCGCAGCGGCCTGCCGTGGTACATCGTCAACCCCAGCACCGAAGCATGGGACAGCTGTGAGCCGACCGGCTACGAGGCGCCGTTGATCGGCCGGCCATGGGCGTGGGGCATCTCTGACTGCTACGGGCTGGCGCGCGACTGGTACAGGCAGCAGTGGGGCTTGGAGCTACGGGACTGGCCGCGGCCAGCGGATCCAGTGGAGTTCTGCCGGGCGCCGATGTTCGAGGCATGTTGGGCAGCGACAGGCTTTCGTGAGCTGCGGGAAGACGAAGACCTGCAGGTGGGTGATTTCCTGCTGATGGCGATTGCGTCGCAAGAAGTGAATCACTGCGCGGTGTATATCGGCGATCAGTTGATCCTGCATCATATGCAAGGCCGGCTGAGCAGCCGTGATTTATACGGCGGCTGGTTCTTAGCCTGTACGGGACGGCGGTTACGCCATGCTTCGCAGGATTAAGCTGTACGGTCCGCTTGCAAAG